AATACAAAGCGGTGCTTGATGAGACGCCAAAGGTGATGGGTGGAAATTATAGCGATGATTACTTAATCAACGGTACGACTCGTACGCTAACACTTTTTCGTTCGTCTGGCTATAAACCGAAACTTGGCGATGTTATCACAGCATTTAATGCGAAATATGTCGTCCGTGGTTTTAGTTTTGAGGATGGCAAGATTGTATTGCAGTTGGAGTAAATGTGACGTCTAAGATCGAGGGATTGGCGATATTACAGGCTAATTTTGAAAAATTAGCTAGTCAATCTGTACCTAAATGTGTGGCTAAAAGCATTAATAAAGTAGCGCGAAATGCTATTAAAAACGGAACAAAAGCCGTATCAAAAGAGGTTAAAGCGCCAGTAAAATTAATTAAAAAGCGAGTCCAGCTAACTAAAAAAGCCACACTTCGGAGACCTGTTGCAAAGATACGTGTAAACCGTGGAAACTTGCCTTTAATTCGGTTGCTAGAAAGCTCTAGATATCGGATTAATATAGGACTAGGGCAGGTTAAAATCGGGCAACATAGAGTCCAGAGAGGTTTTATTCAAACACTCTCAAGCGGACGAAAGCAGGTGATGCAGCGCAGAGGGAAATCTCGCTATCCTATTGATGTGGTGAAAATACCGCTTGCCACACCCTTAACCAATGCATTTAACCGCGAACTGAAGAATTATTCAGATCAGGTGAAAGTTGAACTATCGAAAGAATTGAGCGCTGTTTTTCGAAAATAAGGAGGATGCGGTGAAAATCCATAAAAAAATTAGACATCAAATTTTTAATTTACTCAATACTAACATTATAGGTGTTGAGAATTATTATTCAGGTCGCCCTTTGTTTATTGATATAGATCAAGAGACATCGGCAATTGCGATATCTATTGATGATATCTCTTGTGAGCAAATAAATCTTTGCCACCGCGAATATACTGCAACCTTGAACATCTCAACCTACCTAAAAACCGCTGTAGGCGATGATGAGCTAGACGATATCGCTGAGCAAATTAAACAACAACTGGATAGCGCTATAGCGAGTGATGAGCTAGCGGAAACTATCCAAGAAATTGATTTAATGAGCTATGAATATGAGCAAGACACAACAAATCGCACCTGGTTTGTCTCCAGCCTTAAATACCAAATTAAATACGAGGACTAAATATGGCAACACAAACAACCCCTTTCCAAGGGACTAAGTTTTACTTAGGCGTTGGCTACGATACAGAGAAAGCTATTTCAAACTGTACTGTTACACCAAACGCCACAATCACCGCAACGGGCAACGGTTTAAAAGCTGGTGATTTTATCCGAATCACAGGCTTAGGCGCATTAGATGGCTGTTATCCAGTGAAATCTGTTTCTACTGATACCGTAACTCTTGCCGATGAAGTGGATTGGAAAGGTTTTGATAAACCGACATCATTCACTAATGCAAAAGTTTCAAAAATCCAACTATCAAGCAATTTCTGTGCGATTAAACAGATTGATGGTGACGGTGATACATTGGGAGAAACAGACATCACTACAATGTGTTCAGAGGGTACGGAAACAGAAGCAGGCGAAATTGAATACGGTTCAATCAAGCTATCTTTCTACTACGCACCGGCGACAGATATGCAGAAAGATTTGCGTAAAAAATTCTACGACAAAGAAACGTTCCCTTGGTTAATGGTTTTGAAAAATAATCAAGGTGCTTTATATGGCACAGGCTTTATTCAAACCTCACCTAACTTTAGTGGTGAAGTGAAAGGTAAATTTGAATCAGGTGTAACCATTAAAAAAGCGAAACGTGATTATTTTTTACCTACAACAGCGTAAATGACAAAGCCGAGAGTTAACCCTCTCGGTTTTCTTTTTCTAAGGCGGAACGAATGAATTTAAGAGATAAACTTTTATCACACAAACCAAAAGTTAAACCAGTCGAGATTTTAGGCGATACCTATTACATCCGTGAGTTTACCGTTGGCGAGATGAACAAAGCCTTATACGGACAACAGCAAGAATTAGTCCGCATTGCTGAAAGTCAAGGTATTACACTTGATTTTAGCGATGAGGATATCCTAACCGAGCAATTAGCCAAAGTTTACGACAAGCACAAATTAACTCGCACTATCGCAATGCGTTTATGCGATAAAAGCGGTGTAAACCTATTCAATGTCGAAGATGAAAACGATTTAGAGCAATTAGCACAGTTAGACAAAGCGGTTATTGAACAACTTAATCAAGCCATTATGGATGGTGAACCAAAAAACTCACCAGCCGAAGAAAGTTCCAAATAAACCTGTCACTTTCTCTCGGTAAAACGCTAGAAGAAATTGAGCAGATGCCTGAAAGCCACTTGCAGGAATACCGCCTATTTTACGAAGAACAACCGTTCGGATTGTGGCGTGATGATTATCGTTCGGCTCAAATTTCGCACGTTTTAGCAATGGTTAATCGTGATCCGAAAGGCAAACAGCCAGAACTATCAGATTTTATGCCTTTCTACAAAGAGCGAAAGGAAGAGGAATTTGATGACGGTTCAGCCGATTACTTAGCAAATAGATAACGGAGTAAAAATGGCAGGCTCATTAGGACACTTAAATATTCAGCTTGAGTTAGATCAGGTTAAATTCCAAAATGGTATCAATAACGCACAAGGCAGAGTAAAGCGTTTCACTGATACTACTACAAAACAATTAAGTAATATTGAGCGGTCGATGAACTCGCTCAATCGTGTATCTGCGAACCTTTTCAAAGCTGGCATAGCTGGATTTGGCGTAAATCAATTAAAAGGTTTTGCCGATGGATATACAGAAATTCAAAATAAACTTCGATTAGTTGAAAGTGCATCAATTAGTAGTTCTAAAGGCTTAAACAACGTTTTTGATATTGCGTTAAAGACTAACCAAAGCATTAATGCGACTTCTGGCGTTTATCAGCGATTTGCTCAAAATGCCGAAACGTTAAAGATTAGCCAAGCACAGATTGCTAGTTTAACCGAAACGGTATCAAAAGCTGTTGCGGTATCTGGTGCAAGTGTTGGTGCAGCTGATGCAGCATTGACACAGTTCGGGCAAGCGTTAGGAAGTGGGATTCTTCGTGGTGATGAATTCAATTCCGTGATGGAGCAGACCCCTGCGTTAGCTAAAGCGATTGCAACAGGTTTAGGTGTTACCACTGGCGAACTTCGCAATATGGCGAAAGAGGGCAAACTAACAATGGATGTTCTCGTTCCTGCGTTAGAACGAGCCAAGGAATCCGTTGACGACCAGTTTAACACTAGAATCCTTACCATTTCCGCAGCCTTTGAAAATCTAAATACATCAACCATTAAATGGATTGGTGAATTAGATAAGTCAACTGGAGCGAGCGAGGCATTTGCTAAGGCTATCAACGAAATCGCCAATCACTTAACTGTAGTGGCGAGCCTTGCAGCAGGTGCAGGTGTAATTTGGAGCGTTGGCAAAATCCGCACTTGGATTGCAGCAAGCATTCAAGCTTCTGCCGCTATGTCTGCTCAAGCCGCAGCAACAAGAAACCTATCCGCCGCACAACAAGCTTTAACCGCAACTGGTAAAGGCTTAGGCGGTGCATTGGGTTTTGTTGGTGGCCCACTTGGCTTATTAACTCTAGGCTTATCCGCTGGCGTTGGTGTTTTCCTCGATTATCAACAAAAAACCGAATCCGCTAGACAAGAATTACTATCTTTTGCTGATAGTTTAGATGTGACGACTGGTAAATTAGCCAATACATCAGCCGCAGTCCTTGACGGAATGAAAGCTAAATTAGAGCAATCCATTTCCGCTCAAAAGGACGAAATTAAGCGATTAGAAGAAGAGTATGAAAAGCTCAACAGAATAATCGAGCAAGGCAAACAAATCGCACAGCAAGGCGGTAGATCGGAAGAAACAGCTTATTTGAACGCATTAGCTAAAGCAAACCAAGATCTAGCAATTAAAAAGGCTGAATTGGCGAAAGCAAACGAAAAACTAACTAAGTCAGAAGATGATTTAAAAACAATCATCGGTCAAGTTCCGGTTGCTGAATTTAACGATAAGTTAAAAAGTTTATTGCCAACGCTAGACACTTCCAAAGTTAGTATTGATTCAATCGGTTTTTCTCTTGATGACTTAAACCGAATTTTCCCAAGTGCGGAAAGTGGTGCTGCATCTGTTACGAGTGCAGTTGAGCGTATGGGCGCAATGGCTATTTTGGTAGCCAGTCAGTTCAATGCTTTAGGGTTTAGTGTTCAAAATACTTTGAGTGACAAGGCGACTAAGCTAATCGAGCGAAACAATCGCCAAATCGCAATCAATAAAGAGACCGACCCAACCAAGAAACGCAGACTTCAAGCCGAAGATTATGCGTTAAGTCAAGGCTTTGAAGCTGGTTCTGCCGACCAAAAAGAGGTTGCTGCAAACTACGAAAAATTGCTCGAGTCACAAAACATTGGCAAAGGCGGTTCGTCAAGAAAATCAAAAGCTAGTAAATCTTCTGGTGGTTCTAAAGTTGATTATGTGAAACAGTACACAGATCAACTAAGTGAGATGGAGCGCAGACTTTCAGAAATACGAGCAAATGCGCAAGATATTTCTGTATTCGGTCAAGTCAGCCAGTATCAAGAGCTAAATAAAATCACTCAAGACATCGCAGCGAATGGCGAGAAATACGCTCATTTTGGTGCTGATGGATTAGCTAAGCTTAAAGATATGGCGGCTCAAATTGATGCAGCACAACAAAGCGTAGCTATCGCACAATTTACCTATGACAACAGTGAAAAACTGCGAGAAATGCAGTTCGAGCTTCAATTACTTGGTAAAACAAGGGAAGAGCAGGAATTGCTGCGATACAATCATCAATTAGATGTTGAAGCATCTCGATTGAAGATTGGAATGTCGCAAGAGAATATTGCCAAGCTTGATGAAGAAATCGCAAAACTGAAAGAGCGTAGAGCTATTATTCAGGCGGAATCAGAGAAGCGAAGAGGTAACCCGATTGCAGGGATTAAAGATGGGATAAATCAAATCCAAGATAGCTTTGGCGATATGGCTGCGAATATGTCGCAAGTTACTCAAAATGCCTTCAACGGTATGGCTGACGCTTTGACTGATTTTGTGATGACTGGTAAAGCTGACTTCCGCTCTCTAGCTCAATCAATTTTGAGAGACCTCTCATCAATGATTATCAAGATGATGATTTTCAACTCACTGAAAGCGGCTTTTGGTGGCACTGAATTTGGTAAATTCTTAGGCTTTTCTGGTGGCGGTTATGTCGGTGGGTTTGCTAGCGGTGGTTATACTGGCGATGGTGGAAAATATCAGCCTGCAGGTGTAGTGCATCGTGGCGAATACGTTATAACCAAAGAGGCCACATCAAGATTAGGGATTGGCTTTTTAAACCATCTTAACTATGGGCGAGGATATGCCACAGGTGGAGCAGTAGGCTCTATTCCGTCAACTGGCTATAGACCAATGGCAGGCGGTAGCATTTCCGTTAAAGTAATCAATAATGGCGAGCCTGTTAATGCCAATGTTGAGCAAAGACAGCGAAATGGTGAAACTGAAATCACGGTAGAGCTAATCCGTCAGATAGCAAGAAGTGAAACCAACGGTATTATTTCAAATAATATGCGTTCTGGTGGTGTGTTTGCTTAGGAGTGAGTATGGAAACATTTAAATGGTGCGTTAGACCAGAATTTCAGATCGATAGCGAACCGAAAGTAAACTCTATTGAATTTGGCGATGGGTACACTCAACGCCAATTACAAGGGATTAACAGTTTGCTCCGTTCTTATTCTATTGAGGTGAAGGTTAAAAACAAAGACCGTCTGGAAGTGGATGAATTCTTTAAAAGACACAAAGGAATTCATCCTTTTCTTTTTAAAGACCCGTTTACTGGTAAGAGCGTCAAGGTTATTTGCAGTAAATGGCCTGCGAAGATGAGTTTAAACTTCACGGAATTCACTTGTAATTTCACTGAAATCCCATAGAGGCGTTATAATGTAGCTATCATTAAATAGCGAGGTTTAAAAATGTCAAATATAAAAGAGATAAGTCCGGAAGTCGTCAAGGAAAGAGTAAAACTTTATGAGCAGGCTTTTGGCGTTAAAGTTAGGGAAGTTGACGATATTGTTATTAATGACAAGGTGAGAGATGTTTTTCGTTACTATATGGATTTCGCATTTTGCTTAGAAGATAGTGATGAAAATTTTGATTTAGCTATTAATCAATTCATTCACGCAATCAGTCAGCCTAGTCCTAGAGGGCAATTTTTTGAACCTTTAACTTTCCTGAGAATTGTTTATGAGTGGGATATATTTGATATGCAGTTTGAATACCTGTCAGGTACATGTCCAAGCGAGTTCTTAGACGAGCTAGAGAAAGTCATATAACAGAAATTAAATCAACCGCACTTTGAGCAATCATCGTGCGGTTTTTTATTGGAGTAAAAATGCCACAACTAATTAGCAACAAATTCAAGTTAGACCTAGCCAAGTTAGAGCAAAACGCACTAATAGAGCTGTTTGAAGTGGATTTGCGAGGTTTAAAAGATGCTGACGGTATAAGTGGCGAGCTTTATCGCTTTTATGCTGGCACTAACGAAAAATCACAGCCTATTGTTTGGCAAGGTAAAACTTACCAGCCTTTCGGTGTAAAAGCAGATGGCTTTGAGCTATCAGGTAGTGGCCCAAGCAACCGACCGACACTAACTCTAGGGAATGTTGGTGGATTTATTACTGCGCTTTGTAATCGTTTTGAGCAGTGTTTAGGCGGTGTTGTTAGACGAAGATTAGTCTATATGCATTACCTTGATGCGGTAAATTTCGAGGGTGGCAACAAGCAAGCTGACCCGTCACAAGAAGCATTGAGTTATTTCTTGATTGAGCAATTATCTTCACTCAATCGAGACGTAGCTCAATTTACTCTAGCTTTACCGTCTGAAACCGATAACGCAGTGATTGGGCGAATGATTACTTCCACTTGTTCATGGCTTTATCGTGGCGTTGAGTGCGGTTATACAGGCCGAGCAGTAGCGGATGAAAAAGACCAACCGACAAACGACCCGAAAAAGGATAAGTGTAGCGGATTATTGACAGGATGTAAGCTACGAAACAACACGCATAACTATGGCGGATTTGTTAGCGTTGATAAGTTGGGGTAACAATGGACGGCAAATTACATAACGAAATCATCAGTTATTCAAAATCAAAAGAACCACAGGAGAGCTGTGGTTTTGTTGTTTTAGTAAGTGGTGAAAAAGTCTTTATCCCTTGCGAAAACGTGGCGGAAGATAAGGAAAATCATTTTGAGATTACGCCAGAAGATTTTATCAACACATCAGAGAAAGGCGAGATTGTGGCGTTGGTACATTCACATCCACAAGGCGAGCCAAAACTCTCTCAATCAGATTTACAAACACAGCTCTACAACCAATTAGATTTTTGGCTAGTTTGCGATGAGCAAATTCACATTTTCCAAAAAATCCCCTTTTTAATCGGTCGTGAGTTTAATCACGGTGAAACGGATTGTTACACGCTATTTAGGGATTTTTATCGTCTAGCAGGCTATGAGATGCCTAATTTCGAACGCCCTGATTATTGGTGGGAAGATGGTTTAAATCTTTACCTAGACAACATGGAAAAGTGCGGATTTGAGCAAGTTAAAGAACCTCAAGTTGGTGATGTGATTTTGATTAGTGTTGGGGCAAATGTGCCTAACCACGCTGCGATTTATGTAGGCGAACAAATGGTTCTTCATCACGCACCGAAACGATTATCTAAGCGTGATTTGTACGATGGTTATTGGCTCAAGCACACGCACAGCATTTGGAGATATAGAGAATGGTCAACGTTAGATTTTACGGTAGCCTTAAACAGTTTGGAGCTGAATTTAGGTTAGATTGCAAAACGCCTGCCGAAGTCGTTCAAGCTCTCACAAGCCAAATTCCAAAGTTAAGACAATTCATTCAGCAAGGCTTATTTACCGTAAGGGTTGGGCGAGATTACTTTGATAATCGCTATCTTGATCATGGATTAAATCAAAAGCTTAAAGATGATGCGACGGTGCATTTTACTCCGACATTAAAAGGCTCAAAGCGTGGCGGGCTGTTTGGCGTGATTGCTGGTGTGGCTTTGATTGCAACGGCTTTTGCCTTGGGTCCATTAGGATTTAGTGTTATCGGTGCAAATGCCGCATGGATGGTTGGCGGATTAGGCGCATCCTTATTGCTTGGTGGCGTAGCTCAAATGCTTACCAAGATGCCGTCAATGTCAACTGGCAAAGATGCCGACAAAAAACAATCAACAAGCTTTTCAAATCTCTCAAATATGGCGGCTCAGGGTCGCCCTATGCCTCTCGCTTATGGGCGAATTAGAGTTGGCTCACTGATTATCTCTCAAGGCGTTGAGACGATGGATATTGAACGACAACCGCCAGAAGAGAAGAAAGGCAAGATAGTACCAAGATTTAGAAATAGGAGTTAGCAATGGGTAAAGGTGGCGGTGGCGGTCATACGCCTGTTGAAGCTAAAGAAACAAGCAGAAGTAAACAGCTTGTAAGAATTATTGACGTGGTTTCAGAGGGTGAAGTTGAGGGGCTTGCCGATGGAATGAAGTCAGTCTACTTTGATAATACTCCAGTTCAAAACAAAAATGGCTCCTATAACTTCAACAACGTTCAATTAGAGGGGAGAGTTGGTAGCCAGGTTCAAGATGTAATCGCTGGTTTTAACACTTCCGAAAAAGAGGTAAGCGTTGGAACTCAGGTTAGAAAGAATTTGCCGATTACACGAACCGTTACAGATAGCAAGGTTTCTCGGTTAAGACTAACAATCGGTGTTCAATCTCTATTTAGTCAGAATGAGAATGGCGACACAGGCGGAGCAACGGTAGAGCTTGTTATTACTATCGGCTCACAATCTTATCCTGTTTCAATTAGTGGGAAATATAGTTCTCAATACTTACAACAACACACTTTTGACAACTTACCTCAAGTTCCGTTTACTGTAAAAGTAGAGCGAGTAACGGAAGATAGCAAATCCCAAAGACTTCAAAATAATACAGTTTGGTCGAGTTACACTGAGATTATCGACACAGAGTTTACTTACCCAAACACAGCCTTAATCGGCGTTAAGTTTGATTCCGAGTACTTTAGCAATATCCCTACTAGAACTTATGATTTGCTAGGTGTAAAAGTCAAAGTTCCTAGCAACTATAATACACGCACTCGTCAATATACTGGCATGTGGGATGGCACATTTAAAGTTGATTGGACAGATAACCCAGCTTGGATTCTATATGACGTTGTAACAAGTAAGCGTTACGGATTAGGTAATAGACTTGGTGATTTTGGCGCCGATAAGTGGACTTTATATCAAGTCTCTCAATACTGTGACCAATTAGTCCCTGATGGTTTTGGTGGCCAAGAACCAAGATTTACTTGCAATGCTTGGCTAACTGAGCAGCGTTCTGCGTATGATGTGATTAATGACATCTGCTCAATCTTTCGAGCGATGCCAGTATGGAACGGTCAGCAACTAACGGTAGTAATGGATCGCCATTACGACCCAGTCTGGACATACACAAACGCAAACGTTGAGAAAGGCGAGTTTAATTATACTTTCTCGTCTAAAAAGTCTCGCCATAACGCCATTCAAGTTGAATACTCCGACAAAGATAACGGTTACGAGAAAGCGATTGAATATGTCTCTGATGATGAAGAAATTCGCAAGCACGGTTTAAATGTTAAAAAAATCACAGCGTTCGGCTGCACTTCTCGAGGGCAGGCGCACCGAACAGGTTTATGGTTGTTGCAAACTGAGAAATTAGAGACTAAAACCGTTAGTTTTACGGTCGGCACAGAGGGCTTAATGCATGTACCAGGTGACATTATTAAAGTCGCTGATACGTATTACGCAGGTACCAACGTTGGTGGTCGAGTTTTATCTGTTAATGGTAAAAAAGTTACCTTAGACCGAGAAATATCCGTCAATGGTAACAGTTACTTTAGCTACATTAACGCCCAAGCCAAACACCAAGATATTAAGATTATATCTGTAAATGGCGCAGAAGTTACTTTAGACCAAGAACCAGTTGGGCTAGAGGCTTATGGCGTGTGGTCGTTAAGTACTCAACAGGTAACAAGCCAATTATTTAAAGCTTTATCTGTAAAAGAAGAAACCAAAGGCAAGTATACCATTACAGCCTTGCAACACGAGCCACAGAAAGAGGCGATTGTTGATAATGGGGCGAAGTTTGAGCCAAAAGCTACATCAATCCTTGCTGTGCCGCAAGTAAGTAACATCGGTGTAACGGTTAATCCTGATGGTAGCATCTCATTTGCTGGTGATGTAACAGGCGGTAACGGTGTTATTAAGTATGATTTTCGCATCTACAAAGACGGTGCATTGTATGATATTAGGTTAGGTCAAACCTCACCAAATCTAAATCTGGACGGCTTAGAAAATGGTGAATACACCGTTGTAATCTTGGTTAAAAATGAGCGAGGTCAAGTCCTAAGCGAAAGAACTCAAACCTTTGTCATTGATAAACCTCCAGCACCAACAGGTGTAAGAGTAACTGGCGGACTAGGCAATATCACAATCGAATGGGATTGGGTTAATGATGCCACAGCAACAGAGATATTTGTTAGCGAAACTGACGACATCAGAACAGCCACACGCTTAACAAAAGTTACAGCGAGAATGTACACGCACGAAGTCGGAGCTAAGAAAGTTAGGTACTACTGGTTAAGACATACTCGAGGCGTGAACGTTGGCCAATTTAGTCAACAAAGTGGTTTGCGTGGCGAAAGTTCCGTTGATATTGATGCAGAGTTAGAGGTTTTAAATAAAAAACTCTCTCAAAACATCGTTGATGAAGTCATTGATACTGCATTACCAGCTCGCAACCTTGACTTAATTAAAACAGTTAGTGGTTTAAATACTGGTGAATATCAAGGACACAAACAGGTATATAACACCGCAGACGGTAAACTTTATACATGGAACGGTACGAAATACCTTGAAAATGGCGTTGATGTAAGTGGAGCTCGCATTAAAACAACACAGCTGGTTGGCACGTTGCAAGCTGACCAAATTGGTGCAAACACAATCGGAGCTGGGGCGCTACAGGCTGGAGCGGTGAGGGCGGAACACATTGCCGCAACTCAAATAACTGGCGAGAAATTAGCTTTAGGGCTTGGAGGGAATTTATTCCGAAATCCTATATTTGCGAATCCAACAGATGGGGTGCCTTATGGGTGGAATGTGCTTGAAAATAATATCCCATCGGACAAGCGTGGTGAGCGATATTGCTTTCAAGATCCTGATTATGGGTTGGGCAAAGGTGGATACCTTCCAAATGAAAATGTTTTACGATGGCATAATAAAATAACAGGCGACTCTGGAACAAGATGCGGCATTTGGCAGAATGTACCTACCATACCGGACAAATGGTACATAGTGTCAGCTTATATGGGTAATCATAGCTGCTCAAAGGTTGAGATTTATATTGATGCTCGAGGAGCTAATGGCGAATGGTTACTACACAAAACAGAAGATGTTAGCTCAAAATATAATTTTAGAGGGATTAATAATGCAAAAAGAGCATTTATAAAGTTCAAAACGCCAAGTAATGCAGTTAGTGTTGATGTTTTTTTCTTTTTCTATGACGGGGATGGTTCAAACCCAAATGGCTCTTGGATGTTTGTTGCTCGCCCGATGTTTGAAGAGTGTACTGAATATACCACAGGCCCGAGTTCATGGAGAGATACATCAATCACCTCAATTCATGGTGGTTCGATTGTCACAAACTCAATCACCACTAAACAGCTTGGAGCGGATAGCGTAACCGCTAACAATATCGCAGTTGGTGCAGTAGCGGCTAAACATATTGCAGTAGGCAGTATTGGAGCGGAGCATATTGCCACACGGTCATTAACCTCTGATAAGTTAAATGTGAATAGCCTGTCTGCCATTAGCTCAAATATCGGAAGTATCAATGCTGGCGATATAACTGGCGTTAATATCCATGGTAACAATATCAACGGCAATAATATCTCAGGCGGCACAATCACAGGCGCAACGATAAACGGTAATGATATTAATGGTGGTACTATTCGAGGCGCTAGATTAGAGGGCGTGACTGGTAAATTCACAGGAGCGCTTGAGGTTAATCAGTTGATTGGCGGTAATTTGTGTGAGGTATTTATTGCTAGGGTTCATGAAACTACCGGTTTTTGGCAGGCATGGATAAATATAGCTGCTTCGCCTGTCAAGCGAGTTTTCTTTATCGTTAATTCGCATAAATCATTTACGGTTGAGGCTAATCAATCTCACAGATATTTATATACGAATTACGATAGAAATATTCCGCCAGAGTTTTTTGATGTTGGTGGCGGAAATCCAAAAATCTGTATTACAGCATACGCAGTATCAAACACAACAACAATGTATCAATAATGGAGTAATCAAATGACAACATTCAATAAAATCTTAAATCCAATGTATTCGGCTATTGCTGCATACTCCAAACAAGAAGATGGCTCAATAAATGCCAAGTACGTGCTAGGTACTGGCGAAGATAGTGACGGTTCTGTAACTAACTTCACGCCTATCATCTCTG